CTCTTCACAGTCTTGGGCTCGCCGCCCGTCGTGCGTACGGAAAAGAGCTTCAGGGCATCGAGGCACGGCGCGGCGTTCAGAGCCTTTCCGTCTGGTACGGACCTCCACGGGACATAGGCCCCCGGTGCTCCCTTCTTCAGGGACCAGAGACAGCGAAGGCCCGTGCCGCCAGAACGATACACACTGGCATCAATCGTCTCGGGCCAATGATCCCCCTCGAGTTCCATGAGGATCTGGGTCCGCAGGGACAAAGCTTCACTCTTGGTGACTACCAGGTCAGGCCAGTGGATATGAATTCCAGACTTGACAAGACCCTTCTCTGATCGGGCAGGCGCGCGAGCAATGAGACACCGTCCTCCCTCTCCCACAGACTCGTAAATCTGATGACATAGGATGAGAATCTCGTCGTCCGAGAGGGCCGACTCGGCCCTATAGTCAATATCAACAAAAAACCGGAACTGTTCAGTTTTTTGTTCGACGACATAGAGTCTCTGACCACACGCGAGATCAGAAAGGTAGGCTCTCCAAAAGTCCATCATGTCCTTGTCTGGAACATAGAGCTGGCCACCATTCATCAACACGTGGGTCGGAGCTTCATTACCTTTGCGATTCCATTTCAGAATTTGCATCTTGATATTAGAGAGTCTAAAGTCTCTAAGACCGGTCCCAACCGAAAAAAGTCTCAAACGCCCCACGACTCTTTGGAACCGGGACAGTCTCTGGCTCTGGGACGGGCTCAGCCTTGGCCGTCTCGCGCTTCTCCTCTTCAACCTCAATAAAGTGATAGATTTGCTGAATAGAATACTTTAGAAAGTCTGAGGGCGGCGTGGAGTCATCACCACGAAGATTCAAAAGGCGGACAATGAGCTGGTCCTTCTTTTGAGTCATTTATTTTAAACTCTTTTTTAATTTTTAACCCATCACATTTCCAAAAGTTCCCTTGAAGCCATCGAACATGTTGTTTTGAGTCCCGTAAAAGAATATTCCAAACATCATACCAGGATAAGTCCCTTGAAAAGTCCCTACAAACGACTCGAAGCCATAGAGGCCCGCTGCTGAATAAATTACATAAGTAATAAAAATCAAAGTAAATAATTGAATAAAAGCCATGAAGAAACGGATGCGTTTTCCAGAAAACATCTTGGCTCGAAGAATATTTCCAAATATGAGATCCACAGTCACGCCAAGTGTTAGACCGAGCAGGGCGAGGATAATCATGGCCCAAATTTCCCTCTTGGGATTGTGATCCCCCATATTTCCCAGTTTGTTTCCACGCCCAAGACCGACCCTATTTGGCGGAAACATTTCAGCCCACTTTGGAGGGGTCAGAATTCCCTTTATTTTATTCAGAGTCCCGGGGGCCTGCGGCGGGACTGGTGCCTGCATCTATTAAGGGCGTATAAAAAAAGGCTGTTTCTCTGGCTTGGAGAGGAACTTTTGAAACTGGGGATTCCTGAGGACATGCGTGCGTATCATATCCCAGAGGTCCCGGCGTCCCGTGATTCCTTCGAGTGTATCAAACTCGCACGAATCATTCTCGTCATAGTTCTTCCGGAAAGGAACTTGACGGCCATCCATCTTGGCCTTTTCTTCATTAAACTTTGTAACAATTTGACTTTGCTCGATATCGGACATTTGGACGTCGAACACGTATACATGATATATATTGTTCACGCCATCCGTATCTTTGAAGGAAAAACTGAAATAGGAATAGGTTCCCTTTTTCAGATTTATGATCCCACGAGTCTCCTCTTCGAGTTCGCGAACTGCACATCGGAGAGGGTTGAAGATTTCACGGCGGCGGCACCCGCCCGTGACAAATGTCCATTCTTTGTATCTTCGGTCGTGGACCAGGAGGAACTTGGCCGGGCCGGGCCCTTGGCCGCTACTCACGGGGATGGCGATACTCTTATGTCTTTCGTGCGGAAGGTCGTTCCGCCTCGGTGATGGATCCATCACGCTCTACTACTGGGCTGTCAAAATAATTGGCCAGGTTACGCGTACCAGGATCGTAACTAATCAAAAACACGAGACTCAAAAGGAGGATCCAGGGCCAGAGCTGCATTACTATATTTAGGTAGAAAAAATCCGCCTACGAAGCGTATAATACGCTCCCCATTCCCTTCTGGAGGCGGAGGACGTTATAGTTGACTGCGTAGATGTAGGCGGTTCCCTTCTGAGTTGAGCTCACTGGCCCCACTCCCGAAGTTCCAGGGGACCCGTAGGCTTGGTAATTCACAAGGCCCTGTAGGCCGTTCGCCAGGCCGTTGGGGACAACCAGGCGGTACGTGTCGAGACGAGAGAAGTTGAGTGTCCCGGTCGGCTGAAGCTTGGAAGTGTCTAGACAGTAAGGAATGAGAAGCAGGGGAGTCTCGGCTCCGTTTGCATCATATCCCCACGGAGTGTGGTAGTACTGGTTCGCATCGGTCCACAGCGGAAGTGGCCGGGACTCGCCGACATCCACACCGTTGATCTGAACCTTGAGAGCGTAGTTGGCCGCCGTTACGGATCCAGAACCAAAGTTCGATGTTCCGTCAATAGGACTGTACTGGCTACCATACTGAACACATTGGAAGGCGAGGAACTTGACTGGCTGAGCCAAAGCGAGCTCCTGCACGGCATTGGTGCCGATGGGAACCCGCTGAACCTGAGTAATCAGGAGGTCGTGAGTCGCCTGGGCAAAGTACTCGCGCTCGGCCTGGTCGAGGTAGATAAAGTTGCACCAGCACTGATAGTTGAGAGCTGCGTAAGTGGTGCCCGCGTTAGGAGACTGAAGAGCAGGGGAAAGAGTGTTGTTGAGAGTACCGGCCCACGTGATGCGAATCTCCACATCATGGTACTGGAGAGCCACGAGGGGCAGGCTCACGGACCAATCCTTGCAGAAGAAAAACTTGAAGGGATAAAATGAAGAATTCTTATTGGTGGGTTTTGTAATATTGTCCGGACTGCCAGTGGTATTCAAGTAACGCTGGGACCAGTTCGATGCACCCACGACTGGCTCGATATCCAGGTCGTAATTCGCATCGTGAAGATCGACAACCTGGCCGCCGATGAGCAACTCAACCCTATCAATGATCTGCATCCAATTGATATTAGGGATCTGAGCTCCGTTCGGGTCACGGGCCGTCAGGTACATGTAGGACAGGAGGTCACCCTTCTTCTCAATACGGATGGTCGAGATGGACCCTGGGAAGGGAATGCCCTGAATGGTCTGGCGCTCTGGCGCTGCCGCATAGTGAGTGTATCGCTTGTAGTTGGAACGGAAGAAGGAAATTTCAGGCTTGCCCGAAAGCCAAGTATCCTGGGCACCGGTAGCGACGAGCTGGACAATACCTCCACTCATTTACTAAGTACATCTAGTTTTTTCACACAGTCGCCCACGCGGGAATGGCCAACGGGTTGTTGACCACCTGGTTCCGGGCAATGTTGAGGTTCGCCTGAGAAGCCAGGGGGTTCGGCTCGGACTTGTTGTTGTTGAGGCTCCAGTTTTCTGCGGGCTTGTACGGTCCACCGCCGCCTGCGGCATGGAGAGACATGGGTCCTGGGCGCAGAGGAATGGACTCTGCGCGAGCACGAGAAGCGGATCCGTTCGCATACTGAGGATCGGCCCGAACATTCATACGGCCTCCGTTTGCCGCCCTGTCTGGATTGACGCGGTTTCCGGTCGAGTGAGGCAGGGAAGAATCGGTCAGTTGATTGTTGTACGCCTGATACACACTGGCATACTGACCAGGACCCATCTCGAGGCCATCGCCCGACCGCATCCCCGTCTCCTGGCGAATCGTCGTCTTCCGAGTCTTGATCTGGTCTGGGCGGCCCTCTGGAGCCCGGATAGCGCCCTGGCCCTGGCCGCTGTTCTGCGCCGGAGGACGGGTCCAGGTCTTGGTCACCTTGGCCTGGTGGCTCATCTGACCGTTGATAAGGCCCTTTCCGGCAAACTCGACGCCGCCGCCCTTCACGAAGTAGTTGGCGGGACCTTCACCGCCTGGAAGAGTCACGAGCTTCTCCTCATTCACGTTGTTCGGAAGAGCACGGAAGAACTGCTGGAACCCGCCGATGGCAGGGACGTTGGGTCCCACGCCCAGACCCGGTCCCACGTGGACCCTCTCCACGGGCTGCAAATTATTCATCTTGTTCGTGACATTCTCGCGGTCATAGAGGTCATAGACGGGCTGGCCGTGTGGGTACCTATTTGCGATGGGAGACCAGTCCTGAAGAGAAGGAATTGCCTCCTTGGGAGCAAGGTAGTCGTCACCGATGCGCCGACCGAACGAAGGGTTAATCGGACGAAGACCGAAAGCGTCCGCGCGCATACCGGGGGCTCCGCCAGACGCCAAATCCGTGTCGAGACGCGTCACTTGGTGAGGGGTTTTCACAGGTACAGTGGTTGCAGGAGGAGGATCAGACTGGCTGAATCTCTGACCCGCAAACACAAGACCGACAACTGCTGCTAGAGCCAATGGGTCCATATTACTTTTAACCTACATATTTAACTTGGCCTGGGCCAGACATTGCGGCCCACCGGGTCGGGCGAAGATTAAGGTACGGAACGACCGACGGGTTGCGCTGGTTGAACCGGCTGTTCTGATCGTTACTGTACGTGCTGATGGGATCAAACAGGCGGACTGGAAAGGGATCGTTCCCGATATATAGGTTCGGGAAATCGTACGGAGTCTCGGCGTACTGATTCTTCCAGGTGCTGGTGGACTGCGACCGCAGGCGGTCATCCTGCCTGACCACATCCTCGAGCATAATTTGGGCTGGCCCTTGCCAGATTCGGGGCTGGAGCATCAGGCGATCCGTCATAAGGTTGCGTCCCATTACTGTTTGTGGAGGTTTTATTTTCCAAGTCCGAAGGACTTGTTTCCCTCTATTCATAGACCTTCGATCCGAGTCCTTCGGACTCGTCTCTAGCGCCCGTTCCCTGCGCGCATCTGCGGCCGTTCTGGGAAGTGGAAGCGATCGCTGTCGACATCAGCCACGCCCGAGCCATCCTTGGAGAATGGAGAAAACTTGGCCCCAAAGGCACCCTCGGCGAATGCGTTCTGGTCGTTGGGTATGGTTGTGCTAGCAGGGGTGTAAAAGTTTCGCTGGGCCTCCTTCTTATTCTCGAAAGGGTGGATAAAGTCCCAGACGACGCTGGTTTCCTTCTCGACGCTCGCGGCCCATGCCGCTGGGGGGCGGTCAGGGTTGTCTACATAGTCAGTCAATAACACATTTCCCATGGGATTGTCGATCGTCGGCATAGTCACAGAGTCGCGGGCCCAATAGGGTGCCCGGCCTTCGCTTTGTGTCGGGCGGACCTGTCCGTCTGGAATCTGATTATTTGTATACAAAAAGTAAAGTACGGCAAGGACAAGGATTCCAAGGGCTAAAATACGGGCGTCCCGCTTGATGAGGTACAGGACACTCATCGCGTACACGACGAAACGCGTTGTCGCCGCGACTCGATCCCTGGCCGACTGAAAAGATGTTGGCCAAAATTCAAGAAGTTTGTCCTTCCGGAATATCTCACGAGGATCCATCTACTATTTACTTCTTACTTTTTTTCTGGCGAGAGCCGCCGGTGACACGACGCTGAGGCTGGGGCATTCCGGGGAATCCACCACCGCCCATCATTCCAGAGAGAAGACCACTCAGGGCAGAAGGGTCAAAAGCGCCACTCTCGGCGCACTTCTTGGCCGCAGCCTCGATGGCACTGAGAGTCTCGGG